TGATGGCAAAATGACGCTCAAGCAATTTATGAAATCGATTAACGGTGATGATGATTCCATCTATGTTGTTTACATCACTGGTCATTATGTTGCAGTGCAGGGTGACATGTTCATTGACACGTTCAGCACCCACAAAGTTTCAACTGCCTTTGCCCCACGAACAGGGAAGACAGTTAAAGCAGTTTACAGTATGTCGAAGATGACATAATTGAATTTCCCAAAGTGTGAAATGCATCACACAGATAACTGACAAATAATTTCAGAGTGGTGTATACTTATAGTATGAAAACAAACAACGAGACACGCGAAATGAATATAGTTGAAAAGGCAGTAAGCCACCTTAAAGAAGAGGCAGTAGAACGTGCTACTCAAAACGCTGTTGAACTTATTGAAAAAGTTTTGACTGAACTTGAAGCAGCAGGTTGGGACTTGAAACTTGTTGCTCCCCGTGCCAAAAATGTTTATGACCGTAAGACCTACGTTTCAATGAACGCGAAGCACACTCTTTACGGTTCGATTGCAACATACACCCAGACAAGCAGAAGCCCAAGAGACCCAGACATTCGTAAGCAGTGTGATGTATCAGAAGCACGGTTCATTAACATTGTTCGTGAAGATGCTGCTGCTCAGTATGAGGCTTTTGTTGCCAAGTTGACTGAGAAGGTTGGCGAAGTTTCTTCTGCTACCCTTGAAGGAAATCACGTTTGGGGTTACAGCTTTCTTACTGTTGAAACTGCTGATGGTGAAAGCCAGATTTGGAAGACCCAGATGATAATCAATGTAAGCAAGTTGGGAAAATTGTTCAATCAGTTTCCTACCAGAAAAGTTAAAAACGCAGTATAAACGGAGACACTAATATGACTGTAGAAACTAAACACGTAGAACATTGGGAAGTCCGAGTTGATGGGGAAGACGTAGGAGTTGTTTACGCAAACCCCACCAAAGGATATTTCTTTTTGCCCGAAGGTTCATCGATGTCTATGATGATGCCTAAATATTTTCCCACTCTTGAAGAGTGTGCGAAATCAGCAGAGGATTCTTAATATGACAGCACTACAAAAGCAAATAGATCAAATGAATTTCTGGGCAAAGATGACTGATAAGCCCTTAATGGAAATTAATTCTTTGAGCAATGAAGATGCTCAAGAACTATACCAACGCATTGACTCAGGACTTTCTCCTGAGAATCTACACTGTGATGGTGAGATATCCCGTTCTGCTGCTCAAGCCAAATACCGCAGTTACATGAGTGCAGTCAAACAGTTAAACAAACTTGGGTTTGTCGCGCAAGATTGTTACGAGTTCTGAAATGGATACATTCAAAATTACGGTTGATGGTATTCCTGCTCTGGCAGAACTGACCAGTTACATTAATGTTCCCCCGCAAGGTAGGTGGGCAGACTCAGATGTTGACTGCTACGGTTACACGGAAATGGAATATGATTTGAAAGACCGCAAGGGCTACCCCAAGAACGGGGATGCAAAGTGGTTGTACAAGATAGCGTTTGACAAAGATTTATGGTCGGACATCGATTCACAAATTGAAAAAGCTATTGAGGATAATATCGATAGATTCTGATTGACAAAGATTTATACATAGTGTAGGCTCTTATTAACTAGGAGGTTTTAAATGAATGCGAATACTGAAAAAAAGCTTGGTCGCTTTAAAGCAAAAACTTGGGGCAGAACTGCAAAACCTGCTGCCAAGCGTATTGCCAACAAAGCTTGCCGCAAAGCAGCAAAGGCTGCACTGTCATGAGCACTGCAAGGGTTGTGCAATCAGATCAGGAAATTGCGGGGGTGAAGCAGGTTGAGCTTTATATTGATGGGGATTTCGAATGCAGTTGGAATACCTTTCATACTGAATTGAATTCATCTGACTTAGCCAAAATTCAAAATATGGTTAGGCGCGGTATTGCACATGGGGAAGATATCATGAAGGGACAAATCCGTGATCTTCTAGGGTGTAAGTAAGATTGAAATGGGCAAAGAAATTTGGATGGGGGATAGGTAGCCGATTTATTTCGGCTTTCTTGCAAGCAGTGAAAAAAAAGAAACCCCGACACGAAGAAATTTTTGAAGAAGCAGCAGAGATTCACGCACAGCAATTTGCTGATGGTATTGATGCTGATGTTCTTCAATCAATATCTGATATTGCGGTGATGTCATATGATCTTGTTCCTTATAATAATCACAGGAATGTATGGAAGCAAAATCGAATTGATATTTTAATGACACACAATGCTTTTTATTCGAAGGCGCAAAATAATGTTTTTGTACCTGACAGTTTATGGGGAGAGAAATGACTACCGGAAAAATCAAGCATGAAGCCCGTGAAACCATCAGTTATAAAACTGATGATGTTTGGGGAGTTGTCAATAAGACAGATGAACTTGTTGCTGTTGGGTTGGGGAACTATAAAGTCAAAGCCCTGTATGTGGGCATGTTCGAAACTCTGGATGATGATGACGATAATATAGAAACACAGTTTGATGCTTTGATAACGGAAAATAATGATGTGATGGTTCAACTGGATTCCATCTACACAGTTGTCAGGGAGAGGGTAGAAAAATGAATAAAGATGAAACAGATTTCACAGAGTCGGATGCAGAAATTATATTTGTGTATTCTGATGAAGATGATGAAGATGATGAAGGGGAGGAACAGGAAGATGACTAAGGAATTTTCGAAGTTGGATAAAGCCAAGCTTGATTTGATTCGCTTGAAATCTGAGTGGGAAACATTAAGTGACATGACTTTGCGGGATGCTGCCCAGATGGGTAAATTAGAATCTGCTATCACGTTGAAGGAAGACTTTATTCAGGAACTAAAGGTATCTTAAAATGGCTTTTAGATACTATTGTTCCGAGTGCGGGGATTTTAAAGTAGACAGGGAAATCACGTTTGATGATGAGGGTTTTCGAAATCCCATTTTGTGTAAATCCTGTGGAACTGAATGTACTGGTTTGGGGGAAGACCCCAGATTAGAAGTTCTGAATCTTTTGGTTATCGATCTTGGAAAGTCCAGAGGGGTATATCAAAAGAGAATTGCAGCAGTCAAGAATCTCACGAACCAAATTAAAGAAGATTGGGGGGTAGGTAACTTCCCGAAACCCAAGGTGAAGAAATCATGAACGAAGAATTGTGGGCAATCCCTACAGCACTAATTATTTCTGGGCTAATCGCTTTTGCGTTTGCCCTCTATTTTAAATGGAGAGACAAAGACTAATGGAAGATAAAATGCTTAAAGGAAAAATTTACAATGTTGTTCATTGTCGGAAGGGTAGTTTTACTGTGAAGGTAACACACCAAGATTCTGAATGGGTGACAGGTAAGTTGGTCGAAGGAAATCCAACAATGCTAGTGGCTGCAAATGAAGTTTCTTTGGGTAAGGGTATCACTCTTAGGAAATCTTTTCTGACTACGATTAGTGAAGTTGCGTAGTGGCTAGATACAATGAAAATGATGGGAGTCTGAGACCAGAACCACCCAAACCAAAGGTGAAACGGAAACCCAGAAAGGTAGCACATGAAACCTGTAGAGCCTGTGGGTTCAAGATGAAATTGAGCAGGAAGTTCAAGATGACTATTGAAGCACACGATGGGATGTGTTCGGGTTGTGCTAAACATTTTGGGCATGGTGATGTCTGGGGAATGACAGGCTCAACTGATTTGTCTTTTGAAGATACGATTGAAAAGATGAATGAGATTGAAGAAGCCAAACATATTTTGATAATGAAATCAGCAAATTTTGGTGTGCCTGAGTCGGGCGATATGGTGGGTGTTGATTTCGGGGATATTTTCGCTGTTTCCAGAGTGGGAACCGAAACCAAACCAACAGGTAAATGGGATTATGCAAGACTTGCCTATTCTGTTTCGATCAAGATTAACGGAAATGATTTAGTTCTTTTCCTGCATGAAGTCGCGCCTATGAATTGGATTAAGCTTATGGAGTTGAAGAAGTCAGGGGAGTATGAAGAAGCGTATTTATCTACGGAAGACCAGTCTGGATACTGGAAACCTTCTGATGAAACGAAGGCTTCAATTGTTAATCAATTCGGGAACCTATGATGAGTGATTTATTTGTGAGCTACCATTATACAGGCAGGATGGGTTTTGAAGATTCTAGGCTTGTTCAGGGGTATGGGAATCTGGTACTCAATGACAGGATAACCCCGCAGTCAGATATCGGGATTGAAACTTTGACAAATGAAACTTCGGAACACGCTAAAAAAGAAAACGGGTTAGCAGCTTGTTTCACGGAAATTTTATGGTGGAGTAAATTAGGATGAGCAAATTAACTACCAGAGCTTTTGATATGGCAGGACAAGAAAACTGCGATTCAGAAGAGTATGACATGATTCAGGAATTGGCTGAGCGTTTGAAAAAGTTGGAACTTGAAATACAGGGGTTTGCGGGGGGTACTGTTTACCGCAAATCTCATGAACACATATCGAAAGAACTTGGTGCTCTGCGCCGATATGCCAAAAATTTATTAGGGGATTAGTGATGACTGAAATACGAATGAGTGTCGGAGAGGCACGAACCAAATTATCTTTGATGCTGACAGAAATGGAAGCTCTACCCGCAAATTCTCAAAACAAGGTGGACAGGGAATATCGTACCTACTTGCAAATGAATATCTCTGATTATCAGAACGCGATTCAGGCTTTTGATGAAGTGAGTTCAGAAACATGATTGTAAGCTTCGTAAAAAAGCCGTGTATACATTGTCCCTTTCGGTCAGATGTCAGACCTTTTTTACGGGCAGAACGGGCAACAGATTTAGCGTACTCTGCACAAAATCCCTACAGCAGTTTTGTTTGTCACAAGACCACTGTTTCAGATGAAGATTCTGAAGAAGGGGAAATGATGTGTGTTGAAACCACAAAAGAATGTGCGGGGTTCATTACCCTGAAAGCAGCAGAGTTGGGAGAAGAAGATGTTGCTGAGTGTGAGGAAGGATTCAAACCTGCTTATGATATTGTGTACCAGTCTGTTGACGATATGATTTATGCCTATGAGGAAGAAGCCGTATGAACACTATGGTAATATCAACTCCTACTTTTCCCACAGGTTTTAACATGGAACAGGAAAACGAATTTAACCAACGAGTAGACAAAGATGGGTGTCTGGATTTAATTCAGAATCTTGACTTTGACCCCACTGATCTGACTTTTGAAGTTACTTATTTCACGGGATGGAAAATGAGATTGAATGCTGACTCATTTTGTACGGGCATTGATTTGATGTTCCCTACTTTGACCTTGAGACAGATGCACGAAGCGTACACACGGATAGAAAAATTTTCTCTTGAACATTGGCAAGAGTGGTTTGTTAATCGCTTTCCAATGAAGCATTGAATTGTGAGGGTTTAAAGTAATCGCTCTCATAACTTTGGGGGTCAGAAATGACCCTCTTTTTTAACACAGTAACTATGGGGATAGTGAAATGAATTGGATGGAAGCATTTGTAAATCGTAAACCGTTTGGAACCCGTTGGAAATGGAAGGGTAATCTTCGGCGTACTAATGGAAAGGAACTTTGGTATAAGGGTCTGACAATTGCAAAATGGTCTGAGGATAGACCGTGGCATTTGATTTTGATTAAGTTCAGGATATCGCATTTGGATTTTCATTATCAGACTTTGAATGCTATTACCAGAACGCACAACGAACTAGGTATCTTTATTCAAGAGCACTCAGGGTTTACCCTTGAATGGGAAAATCATAATGAAGTTAGTTACTCATAAGGTGCAATGATGGACACACTAAGTATGATTCGACATAAACGGGCAGACGCAATTGCCACTATGGAAGAACCGATTATCTGTTTTACGTTGGAACAAATTAATAGGGTGTTGGAAAAAATAGACGATCTTGAAGGGGTTAAAAAAACCTTGATGCACGATCTTGCTACCGTCAATGTTCAGTTGGGAAGAGTCCGATGATATCAAAACGGAAAGCAGGAAAATTAGTTTTGGATATGGAACTTCAGATAAAACGAATTACTCAAAATCTGAATGCTATTCAAAGAAGAGTGAACAAGATGAATGACCAGATTGCCAACATAGTTAAATCGGTTGTGAGCAGAGATTTCCCAGATCGGAAACAGTGGATTATGTATCCTGCTGATGGGTGGGTATGTGAAAAGTTCAACCACGGGAATCCGTTTCCTTTGTGTGTTTATGATGAGGGGGAAGACCCTGCACTGGATAATTGCCTTTACTGTGGTGAACCCTACGAGAGAAAATAATTTGATCTTAGTATCAAATAAACTGACAAATAGTTTTATAGTGTGCTATACTTCAGGTACGAAATCGAATTTTAGGAGAGACCCGATGACTGAAAAGACGCATGAAGAGATGGAAGCATATTTTATGGATTGTGAAGCCTCAGAGATGGTGGAGCATTTTGAAGCAGTTGATGCTGCTGATGTGGCTGCTGAAGAGCAAGCTGCTGCATATGAGTTAGACCACTTTGCGTATCACAATGCGTAGGGGCTACTACAGTGGGTATCTGGTGGGATATCTGAACGCACGTAAACACAAATTCACCTTTGCCTATTGGCATGGATATTTTGCGGGGAAAATGAATACATGAATCTACGCAGGGACTTGACTGCCAGATTGGAAACCTTTTTAAATGACTCTGGACTGAACGAAGTCTACGGGGTCATTTCTAATTATGAGGGCAAAATAAAAACCCTTACCTTTTGCAAGGCAAGATCACTGGACGGTCAAATAAATATCTATGGCTTGAACTTCATTCAGGTCAAATACAAAACTGCAATCAGAGCACTCCCCCAAGAAGATTCTAGGGTTTTCGAATCGGAGCGAAATGCTATCGATTTTTTGAAAGCAGCTTTTGTCGATTACGATTATGAACTTGCTGAAAGTATCCCCCATAAACACAAGGACAGGTAGTGAGCAAATTTCGGGGAACTTTAATTAATGCCGTGGACAGGTGGTTGCCTTCTGAGAAACCTGAAGTCTGGAATTGGAAACCTACCCCCGAATTATTGAACGCAGATTGGAAGGGGGTGTTTAACAAAGAGGGACAGGTTCATGAACAAAGCAATCTTTTACAACGACTACAGGAACCCGCACCTTACATTTTTTCGGTTCCCCTGCTCTCATATGAATACTGCGATTGGCTTATCAAGATAGCTAACGATTCTGACCAATGGTGTTTCGATAATAAAGATGGGTATGCTGCATTTGAAATTCCGTTAAAGAAAATGAATCCGTGGATTAACAGTTATCACGAAGATTTTATTTGCCTGTATATTTTGAATTCTTTGTACATGGGATTATTTGGTTACAGGGTGGACAAGGTTTCAAAATGCTTTCTGATCAAGTACACAACTCAGGTTGGATATCGAAGTATGGAGATGCACCATGACGGGAGTTCTCTGCTATCTGTTTCAGTGGCTTTGAATGATGAATACGAAGGGGGCAGTATGACATTCGTGCGAAACCCAGAACAGGAGATTAATATTCCGAAGGGTCATGCCCTTCTATTTTCGGGGAACCCTATCACGGCTCATAGGGCAAACCCTGTAACCAAAGGCGAAAGATATTCGCTTGTCTACTGGATAAGATAATGGACGTACAAGAAAAATTAGAAGAACTTTTGAACTACCATGTGGGACTCAAAAACCATTATGAGAAAACCAAAAAAGTAAATGAAGTGAAAAGGCACACTCAGTTTATTGTTGCAATAAACCAAACACGAATCGAATTGAATTTACTTCGGGAAGAAATCGAATCAATGATACTGGACAATGAAATGAATGGAATAGGAGAATCAGAAAATGAATCAGAAAATAAATAACGGATACAAAATGGTGAACCTGAAAATCTTGGTTCCTGATGGAGACTTTTGCTGCAAGTTGTCGGGGGTGAATACTCCCCACTGCGGGTTCTTCGATAATCACGGTGGACACGCAACTTGTTCTATGGATGTGGGTAGCCCTGAACTGAATGCCCTTCGGGAAGGATATTTAAAACCCCCTGCCTGTTCGGATTTACTGAAAGACTGAACGCGAAGAGCGTGATGTGTGACTTGGGGGGTTGAGATACCCCCCTTTTTTTTATTTTACAAAGTGTGAAGTACGTCACACAGATAATTGACAAATAATTTCGTAGTGCGCTATACTTAAGGTATAGAAAAGAAAACGAGACACGAAATGGAAACACTAATTATCTTCTTCAGCCTTCAAATCCCCGTAGCGATTTTCGCGGTTGCAGGTTTCAAGCATTGGAGAAAAGTTACCACTCACCAGTTGGCTCAACGCATTTGCCACAAGCACCCTGAAGCACATCAAGCAGGTATCGCTGTTCGCAAATTTGGAATCGTTCTTTTTGAAGTTCCCGTTTGTGCTGCCACTCTTAGACTTTACAGGATGAAAAAATAATGGTCATAGTCCACATCAATCACAGAACTTATCCCATCATGCTGAAAAACAAGTGTGATGATTCCCTTCGTTACATCATGAAAGATGCTTACGAAGCAATGAGGGCAAACCCCGAAGGTACTAAAGCGGGTTACTACGCCGATGAAATTAATTACTGCGGGATGGAATTAGCAGCAAGGAGCAAAGCAGCATGATTACTAGATTTTTTACAAATTGGTCTGAGACCGTTGCCTACATGGAGCACATGAAAGATCGTGGACATGCGGTAAAGTGGTCTGTTGATATGAGACCCAACCCCAGACCTTACATGGTCACAGTGAAGACATGAACATTAAACTGTACATTCTGATGACCGTTATAATTCTGTTCGGGATTCACATCTACATGGTTAAGCGTGTCGATTACAGCAAGCACCCATTTGTAATTATGATGGTTATGGGGGTTTATTGGTTCGGTACAGCAGGGTTATTTTTCTTTGGATTTATCACATATTAGGGTTGACAAATATTATAGATGGGGCTATACTTATAGTATGAAAAACGAAAACACATTTATTCACGACATCGACAATGTTATTGAGTTCATTACAATGGCTCACGATGGGCAGACCAGAAATTATACTGGTGAGCCTTACGTTGAGCACCCAATGGAAGTTGCTAGGATTGTAAGGGACACGGTAGGGCTTGATTATGACATGATAGCTGCTGCTATGATGCATGACATTCTTGAAGACACTGACCACCCCCTGAGTGAAGTTGAAAAGCATGGTGGTATGGTTGCTGCTACTTTTGTTGAGTGGTTGAGCAACAAAGAATATCCTGAAGCCACAACCAGAAAAGAAAGGAAAGCTTTGATTGCTGCACATTTGGCTAAAGCTCCGAATGAAGTTAAGACAATCAAGCTTGCTGATATTTCTCACAACACTCCAACCATAATTATACATGACCCGAAGTTTGCAAAGGTCTATGTTGCGGAAAACAAATTGCTGTTGAAGTCTTTGAAAGGTGGACATCCTGCCTTGTATGCTAAAGTTGAAAAAATACTTTATGACTTTGCTGCGTAAAAAATTGATGGGGAGGGAGTAGAGTCCTGTTCTTGATTAATCTCAGGGACAGGATTTTTTTTATCTGGGGGAAAGTATATGAGTTCAGCAATATTAAAAAAGTTTAAGATTTATCATGCGGAGAATCCCCACATCTATAAAGCCTTCAAAGAAAAAGCTTTGGAAGCTGCAAAGCGTAGAGTGAGGTTTTCTGCTAGGGCAATTTTTTGTATTCTCAGATGGGAAACCCCCGTGACAGGAACAGGTCAGTTCAAAATTTGGGATCATGCAAGCCCCTACTATGCACGAATGTTCGAAAAAGAATTTCCAAAGTACAAAGGATTTTTTAAGAAAAGGAAAATCTTGCCAGAGGAATTTGAATAATGAGCATAGAAATGGAAAAGAAATTTAAAAAGTATCATGCTGAAAATCCCCACATCTATGAAGCATTTAAAAAACTCGCATTGGAAGCAATAAGAACCAAAAGGCATTTTTCTTGTAGGGGGATTTTCCACAAGCTCAGATGGGATTCTATGATTTCAGGAGAAAAGTGGGGGGAGAAATCAGGCTATAAAATTTTGAATGATACTAGCCCTTATTATGGTCGAATGTTTGAAAAAGAATTTCCACAGTACAAGGGGTTTTTTCACAAGAAGAAAATTCTACCTAGTGATTATACGGTGGATGATTATTATGAAACGAAATTGGGGAAATAAAAATGGCTACAACAGTTGAAGAAGTATTGGCATTGGCAGATGTCGATCAATGTCTGAAAGATACGGGCGTATCATCTACGCACGGTCATTGTCATAATGCGTGTGTGTGGCTAATCGTTCAAATCAAAAAAGCCAAGCTGCTTGAATATAATATTGCTTGGTGCTTCGGTACGTTCTGGAATAAAGATCATAGTTGGTTGGTTGTCCAAGACCTTGAAACAGGGGAAGACATTGTTGTTGATATGACGGTCAATCAATTTGTTGATCGTGAAGTTCCCTTTTCAGAACCGATGAATGACCAGTATGAAATATTTGATAGTGTGTCGCTTTGTGATGACGCTAAACTTTATGAATGCGTAGAGAGGGTAGGCTAATGAGAAAATCGGAAGTAGTAAAAGATATACTTGAAATCCTAGATGCCAGTTGTGAAAATGCATCTGAGGAATTGCGAAAACAGGGAAAGGCTTTGGTTGATATAGCTGATGCCCTAGAAGGTCAGTCTAATTCTGATGCCAGAGCAATCCTGAAAAGTGTGGAATCACTTATGGATATCCAAAGCCCTACCAGAAGTTATACAGGTAAACCAACAGGTGAAGACCGTGGGTGATATTGCAGACCAGATTGTTGAGGGGATGATTTGCCAATTATGTTGTTGCTCTGATGGGAGAGACCCACAGGGTTATCCTTACACATGCGCGGGATGCGGGGGTGACAAACCAGAAGATGATGACCCAAGTATTTTCGATCTTCCAGAGAAACAGCAAACCGTAAACCCACAGCACCATGCTACTCAGGGTAAATCCCCGAAAGTAAAATGCTCGTACTGTGATAAAATGGTTGCTGAAGTTGGACTACAACAACACATAGCTGCAAAACACATGGGGAGAAATGAAGATGTTTGAATATAAATGTACGGTAGACAGAGTAGTAGATGGGGATACTGTTGATCTATGGGTAGACCTTGGATTTCACATCAAGGTTCATGAACGGTTCCGGTTGTATGGAATCAATGCCCCCGAATCGAGAACCAAAGACCTTAAGGAAAAACTAAAAGGCATAGAATCCACTAAGTTTTTGGTGAGACTGTTGGATGATATGAAAGGTGATTTGGTTGTAACGACTTTGAAGGATAAGCAGGGTAAATATGGAAGGTGGATAGGTACTCTTTGGATGGATAGGGGTGAGTCTACGGAAATGAATATTAACAAAGAAATGGTTGCTGTGGGACACGCAGCTTTTCAAGATTACTAGGGTGCTCCACAACAGACAGGGTAGCTTTTTTGGGCAGTAGTATATATGGTAGGGGAAAGGGGATGGAACAAACTAAACTTGAGTCTCATATCGAGACTAGCGCAGACATGGCACTTGGATTTTGTGTATCGTGGTGCGTATTGCTCTGGGTGATTCCTTTGGTCTATCCAGAGTATGAATCAACAGCAAGAACTTCTTTTGGGTTCGTGATGATTTTTACAGTTAGTTCATATATTCGCAGATACTATACGCGCCGATATTTTGCGCGGGGGTTCCATCTGCTTGTTCGTAAATTTATAACAGGGGTTTTAGAATGGCAGAAATAATTGGAATTTGTGGGAAAGCAGGAAGCGGAAAAGATACGATGGTGGAAGAGTATTTAAAAAGACCTAACCACCCATTAGCGCAAAGATTTTCTTTTGGGGATGGGGTGAAGCATTCTGCTGCTGCTATATTTCGGGAGCCTATCGGAAAGTTCTATGAACACAAAGAAGAGGTTTCTGAGCAGTGGGGAATTTCGTACAGGGAGATGTTGCAAAAACTTGGAACCGAGTTTGCACGGGATATGATTGACAAGGATTTTTGGGTGAAGTGGTTGCACTCTAAGATTCAGGGTATTCCCCCTGCTATTCAATTGGTTTTTATTACTGATGTCAGATTCGATAACGAAGCTGATTGGGTTCACGCAAGGGGTGGGGTGGTGATCGAGTGTGTTCGACAACAGGAAACAAATCTGGGGGCAGAAGAAGAACACCATTCTTCAGAAAATGGAATTTCCGCACATCTGATTGACTACAGAATTACCAATGATAATACGATAGAAATTTTGGGGAACAGATTGGAAACTGCATTAGCCACAATGTTCAAGCTAGGAGCGTTATTTGATACTAAGGTCAAATATTAGACCTTGACAAATATTTCTGCGTACTGTAAAATGGGGTATACATCGAATTTTAGGAGAGACTAGATGACATTTGTTACACGAATTTCAAACGCCGAAACTGAGAAGGCAATCAAAACTGACTTTGCTGAGTACATGCAATGGAAGAATATTGATATGTCCTCTTTTCATATCGGTTCAATTTACCCGCATGGTGAAGATCATTGTGAGGTTGTATTCTATAATCAGGATTCAATTGCAGTTGCTTACGCAGAACTTGCTTCTGATCTTTCGGTTACACATGCTGATGAAATTGATACAGGTGAACATACATTAATATGACTGCTGTGACTTTCGGGCAACTAGTTCAAAATCAGATTGACTCTAAGGAATCTCAGGAGTCTCTTGAAATAGCTGCTGCCTCAAATTGGGAAATTCCTTTTGGAAAGCACAAGGGTATGACTCTATCTTTGCTGATGGAACAGCAAGCGGGTTATTGTAACTGGATAGTCACACAAGACCCATCCAAGAATGAAGCTTTCAATCTCACTGCTAATTATTTGAAACTTCTTATGGCTGCTGATCAGGCAGAAATGGATGGTGGTGTAGTTGTGGCTATTGACCCTTCAAGTCAAGATGGAGATACCCACGGAATTTATGTGGTTAAAAATCCAGACTATGAACTTCCTTTGGGTTTCATATCGGGGTTGGTCAGTGATCTTCTTAAACAGGTAAATGAGAATGACCTGACTTTTAATTTCAATTCTACAGATGTAAATATCTGGCTTAAGTTGGTGAAGGAACTTCAAGAAAATGAAGTTGATGTTTTCCTGATGATAGAAACCACAGTGAATAAAACTCATCCTCAACGAATTAAGCGGGTGTTCTGATGCCGAAGCTACTTAAAAAATTACAAACGGGAAGCGTAGAGAGCACAATTATATCTCTGCTGACTCTTTGCCCCAATTGTGAAACCACATCTGATATTCATGACAATGGAGATTCCTTCCATGTTGAATGTTCTGCCTGTGGGGTGATGGGGTACAGGTACGAAACCGAAAAATTAGCAGTACGGGATTTTAGAAATCATTATGGGATTCCGAAACGAAGAATAATCAAGGGGGCTGCTTGAGAAAATTGCGAGTCAAAAAACTTTCAAAAGTGATTGATGAATCTGTGGTTACTGAAACCCTGATTAAACATTGGAGAAAGAATGACAGTGCAATGAACTACCTGAATAAGCGATTTCCAGAGGGGGATGCTACAGGGGATTTTCTGAAGAGGATAATAGAACTACGATGGTAAAAATTGGAAAGAGTGTTTCACTGAAATATACCAACAATATTAGAGCAGAAGAAGTTGGTCTTCATTGGGATATGCGATTAATGAATTTAGCACTTCATGTTTCGGGGTGGAGCAAAGACCCACGAACAGGAGTCGGGGCAGTCATTGCAAATGGAAAACGGGATATCGATATTGGATACAACGGATTTCCTGCGGGGATTGCAGACCTGAAAGAACGGTTGAACGATTACGATCTGAAACACAAGTTGATAATTCATGCGGAACAAAATGCAATGGACAATTCAACTAAGGATTTGGTGGGCAGAACTTTGTATGTGACTTACCCCCCTTGCATCAATTGCACAATGAGTATCATCAGCAGAAAGTTGGGCAGGGTTGTTACTCTACAATCTTCGGCTGAGAAAATGGAAAAGCACCATGTTAATATTGAACTTTCGAAACAACTTTTTTTAGAGGCAGGAATCAGATTCGATATTTTTAACTAGGAGGTTAAATGTTTAAATCTAAATTAGCAGAAACCAAAATTCTATTGGGTGAATCCATTAGGGCAATCTTGCGGGGCTATTGTTTAACCAGATATAACCGTACAGATGTGACTGAGCTTTTTAAACAGAACACGTATCAAGATGACCCTTTTCTTTTGCACTTGGGGGAACAGAATATGTTTCTGGAAACCAAGAATCCCCCTGTCATAGATTTTCAAATGGATATGCTGACTATCCTTCAGGCACTTGATAACGATGAAAAGTTTGCTGACTTCACTGCTACGGTTACTGATGACCTTCTTCATGGTGAAGAACTTGCCTTGCCTTTCAAAGATTTTATTCTGTGTGTGGGGGATATTCAGACCTATAACTGGCCAGAGCAAAATGGGGTTTTAATTAGGGTGACTGACATAACAAAAGAATGGAATGTGGATTGGGCTAAAGTCCAATATGGAAAGGTGGTGGAAATAGCTATGTACTCTTTACAGGGAAAAGCAGAACCAGATGGACGCAGGTATTATGCCCCCTCAATAACCCCTGTACAATTGTTTATACAGAAAGATGGTGAACGTCATCATCAGCTAATCCATTTTGATAAGAAAATTGAAAAATTCCTTTACCCTAATCAAGATCATAATTCGGCTATCGATTGGGCAAAGAGTCACGCAGCTATGTGCATGTTTGTGGTTGGCTCTTTCATGTTCATGTATAAGCACCGGAGAATTAATTATGATGTGGTTGAACCACCCGAAGGATTGCAAAAGCGAAGACGCAAGCGGAATAAGAATCCGTATGAACGCTATTTTGTTTCCAAGCTTGGTGACTACACGGGAACCATATATTCAGAACCAAAAGAATCTGATGGAAAAAGAGAGGGGGGTGTTGCCCTTCATATCCGAAGAGGTCATTGGAGACTGAAGAGGAATCACAGGAAGCTTCCAGTTGATAAGCAGGAACGGATTTTTATACAGGCAACAGTTGCGGGGAATCCCCTGTATGGGATAATCATCAGGGACTATGAAAGCGATATGATGCACGGGCAGGAAGTGACCCCTGAGAAAATGAAAACCGTATTGAGTGGAATGCACAGAGCACTTCAAGATGACTGATCATCTTTGGGTGATTCTCAACAAGGTTGAAGCCCTGACTCAAATTCGAAATTGGGGGGGCAAGCCCCTAGTCTGTAGCTGTTCTCATTACAAGTATTTCAGCAGTCATCTTCATCCGCTGATCAAGCACGATAGCAAGCGGGGTGAGTTTTTTGGGTCTGAAGATTACCGAAAATTAATGTCAAAAAAAGCTTGACAAATAATTACTCATAGTTTAAGATAGTAACTCACTTGAAAACTTAGGAGGTTGTAAGTGAATTTAATTAACCTTTTCACATCAGGACAAATTGACACCAACTCTACTGTTAATAAAAACGGTGGTAAGGGTCACAACCTGATTGAAATGAAACGAAGTGGGATTAATGTTCCCACGGGCTTAGTCATACCTACTGCTATATGTAATCAATATCGTGCCGACACGGATGCAGGTAAAACCCTGCTTCTTGATCAGGTAACTGAAGCAGTTATGGAAGCTTTGGAAACTCACATTTATCCTGAAACAAATCACAAACTTTTATCTGTTCGTTCTGGTGCTCCTGTCTCTATGGCAGGAATGATGGATACCCTTCTGAATGTTGGGGCAGGTTACAACGATAAAGGGTTGCACAAAGAACTTAAAGCAGATTGTCGTAGACGGTTTGTTGAAATGTATGCTGATGTTGTTATGGAGCATAAGGGCAAAATTGAAGACCCTGTTAAATGGATGAAGACCATCAAAAAGCATATTCCTGAAGTAAAGGATATCATCAGAAATTCAATCCAAGCAGTTTGGGATTCTTTTGATAATGAGCGTTGTGTTCACTATAGAAAGATGAACAAAATTCCTAACGATATGGGAACTGCTGTTGTCATTCAGTCGATGGTTTTTGGAAACTACAATGACAACTCTGGTTCAGGAGTTATGTTTACTCGTAACCCCAACACAGGTGCAAAGGAAATCTTTGGAGACTTCCTTACCAATTGTCAGGGTGAAGATGTTGTTGCAGGTGCGATTACTGCTCCCCCGATTTCAGAAATGAAAAAGTGGAACAGCGAGCTTTATAATGAACTGGTTAAAATCGGTGAAGGGCTTGAACTGAAGAACAAGGATTTGCAGGAAATTGAATTCACTGTTGAAGATGGTGTACTGTCAATTCTGCAAACCCGTAATCCATTGCGTTCTTCCTATGCAGAAATCAAGATTGCTCTTGATCTTTTGGAGGAAGGAGTTATTGAAGAGTTGGGAGATAGAATTACTGAAGGGACTTTTATGAAACTTAGGGTTCCTGTTCTCCCTGCTGATTTTAAAAAGAAAGCTAATGCTAAAGGTATTGGTTCTGGTGGTTACTTTGCTACAGGCAAGGCTGCTTTTTCTGTGAAGGAAGTTATGGAATCTGCTGAGCCAACAATTCTTGTTGCTGAAGAAACTACCCCAGATGATATTAAGGCAATGGAAAAAGCTGAAGGTATTTTGACCTTTAAAGGTTCAGCTACCTGTCACGCTGCTGTTGTCGCAAGGGGAATGAATAAACCTTGTGTTGTTGGTTGTCCTGATGTGGAAGATGATTTTGCTTTTGGAACTTTCTCTTACGTTTTGATCGATGGTCAAACTGGTGAAGTTTACTTATCAGAAATGCCTTTCGATTTGGAATTTAATACCAACATTCCAGTTGAACTTTTGGGCAGTCTTTTTGAAGTTGCCATTACCGAAGAAGATTGGATTATGGTTCACAACTATGAAGAAGCCTTGAGCCTTGAAGATTACATTTACAAAATTGGGGTTCCAGTTGAAGGTCTTACATCTGAAGAATTGATTGACCTAGCTGAGCGTTTTGACAAAGTTGTTCTTATCAATCCTGAACGTAGGGATAAGGTGAGTGACTTTCTGGGTGAACCTAATCCTGAAGGAATGGAAAATGCCCGTGAACTGGATTCACACATTGGGGATTACAATCTGGAAAATGTATTTTTTGATTCTGGAACTTGGGTTACTTCTAATGTTGCCAAAGCATATAAGACAATGGCAGATGTTATGAACCCTGATTTTATCGGTTACATTGAGAAAGATTTTATTGATAATGTTATGGGTGATGCTGAAACTTTTGAAAAGATCAGTGAGCAACTTGGGTTGTCTTCAAGAGTTGTCGCAATGGAAAGTGCATTGGGTCTTCTCGAAAAACGGATTCATATAGGGTAGACTCATGACACTTTTTTTGCTGATAGCTTTTCTTATGGGACTACCCTGCCCTAAATGTGGGGGCTTATCTTGGATTAAGTTTGAAGAAGATTCAGTTATGCAACATTGTGTTTGCGGATTGAATAAGTTTCTGTACCTTAAAATTGACGGGACAACTCTTACCAGAGTTCCAGTTACAATAAGTACGGTTGTACTCCCCGTTAGGGGAAGTCAGCTTTCACAAATTTTAGGTTGTTTGGTTGGTCTGGGGGAATTAACTTCCCACCAAATTGCTAGGCAACTGAGTATCACAGTAGACAAGGCAACAACCAATCTTTCTATTTTGCGTAAGAGAGGATTGATAACTGCTTTGGAAGATCGAAAAGGACGGTTGGGTGGTTCCTTGTGGGCTACTCATAATGTAGTTAAAAAGAAATGGTATGGGGGGAAGTGATATGGCTTTAGTTCTTGGGATGAATTTAGAAAAGGATAATGAAATCTGGGTGGGAGATTTATTGATAACCATCGACAAGATTTTAAATCCAAAGCAAACTGCGATTACAGTTCATGGGGAATATCTGACTTCTCAAATGGTCATAAATGACATGAGATATATTCCTGTTACCACTGATGTAAAAATGATGTTGGGAACGGACACAAACAAGGATGGTTTTGTACGGGTATTAGTCGATGCCCCTAGAAGCATACCGATTGATCGTGGGCAGAAAAAACATAAAGGGTAGGTGATGTTACACAAATTTAGTAAAGGTGCTAAGGAAGATTTAATAGCCCTGTACAACGAACATAGTTATGCCGATGTAGTTTCTTACATCAAGAATGGAAGTCCCTGTGATCACAAAGTAGGGAATATAAGATTCAACAATGTTATTGTGAATCGAAGTGAAAAGGAAATTGTTGGAATCACACTTTTTCATTTAGACAGGTATGCAAGATATTTTAACTTCAGATGTGATGTGTGTTTTGATTCACAGACAATTGAAGTGGGAGACCCCTGCAATTTTTGTGATGGGACAGGATGCAAAGATTGTAAAGAGGGTTTAGATTTTAAATTAATCGCTTGTCCGAATTGTACGGGGAAGCAAATTGCAGGGGATAGAAATGAATGGAATGATAGAAACAAAATTGTTAGGTCGCAAAGTCACGGTAATGGGAGGACGTTACCGAGAAAAGCCCGTGGGCATCAAAGGCGTAAAACTCGCAGTAGAAATTGATGCTCCTTGTGATGTCCGAGTGTATGTCCCTGACTTTGGCGTACCCAGATATGCAGATGTCGATGATGCTGTTTATCAGGCTTTAAAAATCCTGTGTGAAGATGGTGCAATTTATATTGGGTGCATGGGGGGCATTGGTCGAACAGGAATGTTCATGGCTATGCTGATCAAAACAATTGGCATTCTTAATCTGCAACGTGAAGAAAAAACTTGGTGGTACAAGATCAAGAAATTCTTAGGTGCTGACCCTTCCCCCAATCTGGGGATGATACATTACCCTATCAATTTCGTGAGGGATGAATATCTTTCAACTGCTGTTGAAACTGATGAGCAGTGCGATTTTGTAAGCAGGTATGACCCCACAGAAATGTTGGCTATTCGTGTTCGAATTCACAACTGCTTGGATGTTGTCAACTAAATTGATTTGAACTTAGTATCAAATAAAGCTTGACAAATACTTTCAAGGTGTGGTAAGGTAGAGTCTTAATTAACTAGGAGGTTCCATGATTCTCAGAGAAGTAAAAAATTCAATGCTGTTCAAGGCTTGTAAATATAACAAGCAGAAGATGAGCATGGAAAAATTTATTTCCGTTAATGACGGTTCCATGATTCAACCTGAAAAAGATATTATCAGGTTCTATCTTGGTGCTCACGTTATGGGTGTCGTTGAATCTAAATTTGGGATAGACAATGAGCTTCCCCAAGAAGTTGAAGAGCTAGTTAAAATCCATCATGCAAATATGGAAGAAGTTTTCTTTCGTATCTTCACATACATTCTTTTAATTTCTGTGGGCGAATCTCGTCACGGAAAAATCTCATCTAAGACAGCAACCATCCAAAGTAAGTATGGTGGTGATGTTAAGAATTTCGGTCAGGTCACAAACGGTAAGAAAAATCGTTCAGGGTCAAGACAAGAATTCCTTTCTTGTGATAGAGACCTTCTTGATTTCTCCCGTTATTGCGATTGGATGTTTGTTAATTGTTTTGCGGGGATGGGTTCTTACGGTGGGCAGAAATGGAAAAACATTAGCCAAAAAATTACTCAAGTTCTGGAAGGCGAAATTTCCCCTTTCACAATGGTTGATATTGCGTGGGCTTTGGTTCACAACACAGGTTCAATATTCAACAAGAACACAATTTACCATCACGAACAGAATAGTTATGGTTTAACTCAGTTGCTTGATATGCAAAGGGGTGGAGCAATCCCCGCTATGATTAAGCATCATGGTGAATACAAAACTAATTGCCCTAACTTCAGTGTTACCACTGATTTCAACGCTGAGTTTTCTGCTTACGTTGATGCTGCTGCAAAAGTTTTGGGCAAAGAATTTGCTGCTTACGTTTCCCCTTCTACGATTAATGAAGCAGGGGCATTATCGAAAGCAACATTTAAAAAAGATGTGACTGAAAAGAAAAGCACTGCATCTGAGGATGATACTTTTAATGATGATTTTTATTCACACGGAATTCTTGATTTTGGGGTAGTGAAAATCCCCACACTAAAAAGGACGGGAAAATAAGATGTCTAATATAGCTGACATGTGGGGCAAGGCAGGAAAGAAATCTAACTCTAAGTCCAAGAAAAGTTCTTATGTTTCTTGTTGGACTACGCACCCTGTTTATAAAATTGGTGATCTGGAAATCATTGGGGGTTCCTGTACAAGTGAATATCCTGATGTTGATGTTTTCATTGCTCTGGATGGTTCAGGCAAAAAAGGTGCTAGGTCTTATCCTTGGAATAAGGGAGTAGATATTTATTTCAAGATTGTAGATATGAGTGTTCCCAAAGACCTGACTGAATTTAAAAAACTCCTGTCCTACACTGCTAAGCAGATGAAGGCAGGGAAGAAAGTTTTTGTGGGGTGTATTGGTGGACATGGTAGAACAGGATTGTTCCTTGCTGCCCTGACTAAAGTTATGACAGGTGACAAAGATGCTATTACCACAGTGCGGGAAAATTACTGTAAGAAAGCAGTGGAATCTTCTGAACAAATTAATTGGCTGAACAAACATTTTGGAATCAAGAAAGTTGAAGGAAGCAAAGCTAAACTTTCGAATGTTTGGGGAACCAAAAAAGGTAAGGGAAAAAATCCTACCTACAATTTTGGAACTGACCTAACTGAAGATTGGATTCAGGGAAAGGTCACAACAAACAAACCACAAGTTTATATTGCCGTATCATCCAAGCATAGTTGCTTGATAGTAAACAAGGATGATTAAAGTGATTGACAAATATATTAAACTTATGTTACAATGGAACATTAACTAGGAGGTTACATGCAAATTCAAAAACCCGAATTAGAAATTACTGATGCAAAGGTTCCTTTGCCACTTTTCAAAGCGTTGAAGAGTGCTGAACTTACTAAGATCAGTACCCAGACTATTCATAA